GTAGATGATTTTTGTATAGGTATCTTCCGCATCTGCGGTATTGATGATTTCTTCTTTGTCGTCCACGCCGAGCGTGCTGATTCCAGGCTGTGTGCCTGCTGCCGTGTACTCAAATACCTGATACTGATCCTCTGCCGTAATAGCAGAATTTGCAGTTTCATCCAGAACACCGCGGTATGCTTCCTGCGGTATTGTTCCGGTCACTTCGTTTCCGCTCATTGCGTACCCGAACTTATATTCTTCTGCATTGCTCTCTATTCCAGCTCCGGCACTTTGATCCAGTACGCCAAGCATATTGATTTCCGGGCGTGTACCGGTCAGAGGATAAGTAAACGGTTGCTCCTGTACCTCTCCTGTAATCGCAGTATTGAAAGATTCATCCAGGATTCCTTTGTACGCCTCCTGGGGCCACCTTCCTGCATAATTCTCTTTTCCTGTCAGTGGATAATGGAAACGTGCAAGCACTTCTCCTTCCGCTGCTATCGCAAGATCGCATTTACATCCGATCCGGATCACGTCCAGTACGCTCCGGACATTTTTGGCGGTTCCGATTGCTTTCTTTGCCCAGGCTTCTTTTTCAGGCGTCCAGTCTCCCTCCACCGTTAAGCGGAAATGATACGGTTCCCCGTCATAGATCCATTTTTCTTCTAGGTCGATATCGTCAAAATAATTGCCGATATACTGGTAGATTGCCTCCGGTGTTCCATACAGGCGGTAGAGAGGGATTGCGTTCCGGATCCATTCTCTTTTCACGCTGATATCGGCGTTGTAATCATACAGACAGTTTGTTTCCCAGGCCAGTTCGTCCAGGCGCCATTCCGGCATAGTGTCATAATCTGCAATGCAGTTGACGCCTTCCTCGATGATGTCATTCATCATTTGCATTCCGGCCTCAATGGCCTTGGCAAGTGCATAGCCGTTTTTATCCCGCAGAATGAACTTCGGGACCCATTTTGTAACATCAAATTCAAACATATCCGTCCACCGCCTTACGTCGTGATCGTTTCAAGGGTAATGGTCCCCTTGCAGCGTTCATTTGCTTCGATCTCCGTATATGTGACTTCTCCCGCGTCTCGGAATACGCTTCCAATACCCCAGAATACCCTTGTCGCGCCAGCCTGATACAAGGCTGCCATGAGACGATCCGGATTGAATGCGCGGCCAATCGTATTATCCTGCCACTCCTGGTATTCCTTTACAGCCTTTGCGATTGCTGTGCTTGTCGCGCTGCTATTATCAGCGCTATATTTCACATTGAGTGTGTATGGAACATCTGTCGCTCTGTATACGGCTACTTCGTCGGTTAGTGGCCGGATATTCGTTGCAGACAACGCATTCAATACATCGCGCGCGACGGTATCGGGCGATCCGCTGGAATCCTGCAGGATAATATATACCCCTACCTTACCGGCACCGAGGTTCAATGCCTTGGCATCGATGATATCGCTGCTGGTGTCTTCCGCGACCGCTTCGTACTGCTGTTCCGGTCCGGTTGTGATACTTGCAAGCCCATATTCCCGGATGCGGGTGCGGTATGCATCATCTTCTTCTTCCTCATTTCCTCCTGCTGCGTCTGTGGCAACAACAATTTTGCTGACTCCGGAATTGGTTACCGCAAGTGTCATTTCTTTGCCTGCTCTCAGTCCATTTCCGGCGCTTCCGGTACGCTCTGCCACGATCCCGACTGTAACTGTCTGTTGGTATCCGGTCAGTTCCAGATCCTCCTGCAGGAGATAATACAGTTCTCCGTCTCCCGTCATGGCAGTTCCAGCCTCGATAACGTCTGCCTTACCGGTTGCATTGGTTGTTATGGTTACTGTCGCGGTTGCCGCGCTGGCATCTATTCGCTCACATCCCCTGAGTTCTCCGAGGATATCAAGGTATTCTCCCTGCGCATAACGCAGAGTCTGCATTCTCAGCGCATTATCCACCCCGGCGAAGATCTGCACAATATCCGCCTGCACGCTGCGAAGCAACATTTCCTTTTCATCCCCAGGATAAAGGATATCCCCGCCTGCCTCTACATAGTTGAGTATCATGGTTTCCCATATTTTCTCCGGGTCATATGTCAGATAATGTACCTCTGAACTATCCATTGTGCTTCCTCCCTTCGTTATTCTGGCGTCTCTCCGATTGTAATTTCGAGTATCACCTTGATATACGTTGATCCGTCGTCCAGAAGTGTCGCTTCCGCGTCCACCACTTCCACATCAGGTTCCCACATCATTAACCGGTCAAGCTCCGGGAGAAGCTCCGATCTCAGATCATCAAGCGGAAGATCGAACAATTCTTCATCGAAGCCTCTGTATCTGTCGTACGGCACCTCTCCCATGCTGCACATCAGAAGGTTTTTTGCATTTTGCAAGGTTCGCAGGATAATGTCGTCTTCCTGAAAGTCAATCGGAGAAGCAACATTATCGATCTGATACTGCGCCATACTGTTTTCCCTCCCTCATGCTTTATCTTGGTGCCCTGGTGCCGGCCGTATATTTGGTAGTCGTCTTTTTGGTAACTGTGCTCTTTGCAGTTGTTGTCTTCTTGGTGGCCGTGTATTTTTTTGCTGAACTAACAATCTTTGAGATCGTTCCGACAGCCGAAGAAACTTTTGCTGCTGTTGCTACTGCTGTTGCTGCTCCCTTTACTACGGAAGTTGCAACGTTCTTAACAATCTGTGCTACATTTGTTTTTTTCGTTGTCGTTGATGTTGTCTTTACAGACTGTTTTGCGCTTCCAGAACTGCTGTATGTACCACTGCTTTTGGAAGAGCTTGAAGAGCTGGAAGAACTGCTGACAGATGTCCCTCCCGTTCCGGTCTGTACGAACGTCAGCTGAACATCTGCCCTTACCCAAGTGTGGTTATGTGCAATTTCAACTTCGCTGACCGATGCCTTCTGTAGCAACAATTTGTAGGTAACCAGTTTCTTTGTCCCGATATAAAAATAATCGCTTTTCCCTGCGGCTGCCTCAGATACGAAAGCAAGTGCTTCCTTGCGCACGTCGCAGCCGGTGAGGGCACTAAGGTGAACTGTCATGGACAACTCTGACGGATTCCCATTTTTTCTTGCTGCATAATGCTGTTTATTTTTATTTTTTTCCTCTGTCTCGCAGGACCCCTCAATCTGCAGTCCGCTGAAACCACGTATCAGTTTCGGTGATACTGTGAATTTATGTTTATTCCATCTTCCCGTCTCGGTTGAGACCTTTTTATTTGCCATGTAACATTACTCCTTCCACGGTGCGCTCGCTGGCATATAATCTTCTTCGTCTGAATTTTCTGTTACCTCCACAACTGGAAGTTCCAGAACCTCCCCACCGGTAAATACAGGGATCGTGCAAAGAGAAGGATTCGCGCCCAGCAGCTCGCAGGCGTATTTTTCATCGCCGTAAATAATCAGAGCTACTTTGTCGAAAGTTTCTCCGCCGCTGCACCGATATGTCTGGCCGCTAAGTGTCATTGATATACCTCCACATTGTCGCGCATTTGTTTTTCTTCAAACCATTTGTCCAGTCGTTTCTTATCCTCCTGGAGTGCAGATTCTACTCCTGTAACGTCCTGCGCGTTGATTGTCGGACTATAAACAAGGGTAGTCGATCCGTTGCCGGATCCTGCATTCAACCCTCCGTACATGCTTATAAGCTCCGGCCAGCTGAATCCGCTGGCGGCGCGTGCGGAATTGAGAAGATCTGCGGTCCTCTGGCTGTGTTCCTCCGGGATTGCCCACTCTGGCCCTGCCTCGCCAAATATAGAAGCCGTTGTAGCACGACCGCCTTCCGCGAATAGTCTGTTACCTGCAATGTTTACTGTAATGGTGCGCCCATTATAGCTGTTAATGACAGCTGCAAGACTTGACGTATTGCCGGTTACGTTTTCAACAAGTGTCTTGCCGTCCTGGTCCGTAATCTTCATTGTGAGATCAGTCGCGTCACCGTCTATGTACTCCAGCAAATTCTGGCCGTCTGCTCCGTCAATCGTTGCCTGCAGTTGCTGCGTGTCTCCTTCCACCTGGACTTGTACGCCCTGGTCCTGCAGTGCTGTCATGCTGTCCTGGCCTTCCACATACGGTTCGATCGGAACCGGTATCGGATCCAGCTCTAAGGAAGCGTTCTGGTCAATTTCCGGCGTTACCTGGATGCGGTACTGTTCCGGATTTTGACTTGCTTCTCCGAACATCAGGGAATATGCCGCATATACGTCTCTGAGCGCGTTTTCTGTGTCTTCAAATGGCGTCCCGCCCGCTGTATCTGTCAGAACCTTTTCGAGATCATAGCTCTGCGACAGCTTCTGGACTATGTTCATCAGCTCATTGGCGTCATTCTTTGTGAGGTTCATTCTCGACTGGAACAGTTCGATTCCGGAATTTTGTCCGGATGCTTCTTTTCCAACCGTATCAAAAAAAGATTTCAGGTTGCTTTCTTCGTCGGTAAATGCTGCAACTGTCGCTTTCGCATTCTCTACGGTATAGTCAGATATTGAATTATTCAGGGTTTCGAGGAAGGAACTCTTTTGCGCACCTTCCATGCTGACAACTGTATCGTCTCCGAGAATGGACGATGCAATCCCGTTCCAGTCCTTGACACCTGTTCTGGCATATTCGTTGTTGATCTGGTCCATGGCGTACAACTGTCGAAGCTGGTTCGCGCTCTCTGTATCGCCTTTCGCATCGTAGTCGGCTATTTTGGCTTCAATTTCATCGTAGCCGCCTTGTGCTGCGATCTGTCTGGCAAGCAATTCACCGAGCCTCGTTCTGATGTTATTCGATCCGAGATCTGTTTCACCGGCCCATTTGTTTGTTCCGTACTCACCTTCAAACATATCAATCGCAGAATCTGGCGTCAGTTCACCAGAAAGGACTCTGTTTGCAAGGCCTCTTAATTCTTCGTACTGGTCCGCATAATCGCTCTGCCGAATCTGGCTATCCCACAAACTGTACAGGATATCATCGTATTTCTCGCTTTGCGTCGTCTTCTGCTGGTTATACTGAGCATCTACTGCGGCAAGCGCTGCAGCCTTTCCTTCCTCGGTCGCTGTCGTTCCGTTGATTTCAGTGCCGTTGGCGATTGCCTGATCGTACCTGTATTCCAGTCCGTAACGTTCTCTGAGATAATTGTCCTCTGCTTCCTGCAATGTCTGCTCTTTTTGGGACGTGATTTCTGCTGACATGCTTTCGATTTCGTCCAGGCTTGCTGTCTGTGCTTTATGCAATAACATCTGCTGGTCGATGTAGTCCTGTTCGCTCTGTGCCTCTGCAGACGCTTTGGCAATCGCGTCATTGTACGACTGCATGAAACTCAAAATGTTCTGGTATTCTTCCGGCGAAATTGTTCCATCAGAAAATGCACTCGTCAATGCTTCCCGGATCTGTTGCCCGATACTCTCTGCCTGTGCAATGGATTCTTCATAAGAGGAATTGGTGAGATCAATAATATCCCGATACTCATCGTTTTCTTCCGCAGTCCCTGCCCCTCCAAAAAGCATCTCAAAATAGCTCATTGAAGCCGCCGTGCTGTTCTGGATACCAGAAATGACCGCCTGGTGCATTTCGTCGCCGAGGCTTTCCAGATTTGCCTTGTCTTCGTCCGAAAGCTGCACCCCTGTCAGCATATCGGTCAGAAGATTGCTGCTGAATGTCTGGCTTGCTGTCTCATAGCTGGTAACACTTTGATCCACCGCCTGACGGAATTTGTCAATCTCTGTGAAGGTTTCTCCGAAGCTGGTTCCAAGTCCCTGCACATAGCTGCTGATTGTGTCATAGTCCATTTCAGCAAGTCCGAACCCGCCTTCGAAATCCGCTTCTTCCAGCTTCTCAACGCCTGCCACAAGAGAAGTTAAAGTAACAAGTCCAAGTCCGATTGCACCTGCAGGTGTTAAAGCTGTTCCGATAATTCGGAAAGCCGCTCCGGCCGTAAGAAGGGCCGGCCCTGCTGCAGCGAGCACTTCCGCACCGGACACCAGGGCGCTGAACGTTCCTTCGTCCAGGTTAGAGATGCTGTCTACGATATCCCCCAATCCACCGAGTGCATCTTCTAGCTGTCCGGACAGTTCCTCTCCGACAAGCTGTTTTAACCGCTCTACTTTACTTTCAAACGTCTCAATCTTGCCATCGAGAGAATCCATCATCGTTTCTGCTGCGTATTCTCCGTATCCTTCTGCATCTCCGCCCTTCATGGCTTCATACAGTCCATCGTACCCATCTGCTGCCCCCCGCAGCAAAGTAAGTGCTTCTGTGATCGTACGTGTTGGGAAAATCGCCGCAAGCGTTTGAAGTGCATCTTCGTTCTTGTCGATGTTGTCAAATCCGCCTGCGATATCTCCAAGTGCAAGATAAAGTTCACGGTATATATCCAGTGTGCTTTTCAGGTTTCCTTCGGTATCATAGGCACTGAACCCATGTTCCGCCAGTTCCGCATTGGCTGCCGCCAGGGACTCGTCTTCGAGAATTGAAGCAGTTTCTTCGCTTGTTGCGCCAAGCTCTGCCATTACTTCTTTTGCCTTATCCGTCGGCGCGATCAGACGCATCATGGAGTTACGGATCATGGTTCCTGCTTCGCTTCCGGTCGTACCGGCATTTGCAGTCACCGCAATCAGGGTCATAAGTTCTTCTGTATCCCCCGCAAACCGCATGGTGCTTCCCATTTTCAGCATCGCTTCGCCGAATTCACCTATTGTGCTGGCGCTGCTGTTTGCTGCGAATGCCCACAGGTCAATGAAATTTGACATATCTTCAAATTCAACGCCTGCAGCGTTCGTAGCCTTCACAATATAGTTTACAGCTTCCGACAGATCTAAGCTGCCCGCCTGGGCAAGCTGCATTGCCGCCGGGATTCCTGACATGATCTGGTTGTAATCCCAGCCGGCATGTGCCGCCTCTGATATTGCATTTGCAACGTCGTTCGTGTGGAAAATTGATGTTGCTGCCCATTCCGTCGCCGAAGCGTCCAGCTGGGTCATTACCGTGGATAACTCTTTCGTGCTTCTGCCGTAAGTCGTGGATAATGCTACTTCGGCATCTTTCATGCTTTTTTCATAATCACGGTATACCTGTACGGAATCTTCCCCGAATTCAATCAGTTCCTGGCTGAGTCCATCAACCAGAGATCCCAATTCAGTCAGAGTAGCTCCGACCTCCGAAAAACCGCTTCCCGTTCTCGCGTTTATCGCGATAATGGTTTCCAGCGTCTGTGCCAAGTTATCACCATCCCTCTAGTGGCATTAGATTTTGCATATAATTCTTCCGGTTCCGTCTTTAAAATAAAAGAAATATACCTTTTCTCCTGTTGCGTACGTAGCGTCATTGATCGGTTTCAGAGGTGGAGTTTCGATGCCTTCCCTGTCCAGTGATGTGATCGTGTACCCACCATCCGAAGCCGACAATATCTCGCCCCGTTCTATGGACGCATTTGCTCTTTCCATGCTCCGCCTCCCTTATTCGATTGTTGAAATGTTTCTGTACAGTTTCGCGACAGACGTCAAGTTGACAAAATCGTGTTCTGCCTCCTCAATCGTCCATTCTCCCGTTGCGTCCGTATCACCATCGATATCTGCTCGAACCATAGCAGTAAATCCCGGATTGAATTCATTCTGCACGGTCACACTTTCGCATTGCCTGTTCATTTGAAGCAGCTGCGATCTGGCCCATCGTCCGGCCTGTACTTCGTTCAGAACCGGCATGTCCATGACCAACGTAGCGTGTGTTCCGGATATAGAAGTATCTGTTGCC